AATCAATTATAAGCAGATTAACGGAAGATTTTATTTATATTCCCCTTACTGGTGATGATTTTAGACAAAGGAGGGCAGCTTAATGGATATAATATTAGAGCGGAGCTTTATAAAAAACTATGAAGAATTTAAGCGACAATTAAAAGTCTTTTACTCTCAAATACCAAAGTGTTTGAGTTTTTTCTTTTTTAAGGACTTTTGCAAGAAAACCCAAGCCGATAAAGTCTTATGGCATTTAGAGGAGTTCGGAAGTATAACAAATCTACAATGCCACGCTATTTATGGTATAAGGCACGCTCCAAGCGTGATACGAGATTTAAGAACCCGTTTAAGATTACAAGGTAATAAATACAAAATCGAAAACCGCACAAAAAAAGGCTGTAATCGTTTTGGGCAACCTTGCAACTGGGACGAATATATACTCGTACCTACGGAGGGCGGAGCTAATGACTTACCAATGTCCGCTTGAGGAAATGCAACATCTTATAATCAGACAAATGATTTTAAAAGAAAAATACAATATAACCAATTCAGATATTTACGATATGGAATATCGAATTAAAGAGCGAGAGAGGGAGTTTAAAATGCGTAAGCACGATATGAACAAAGACATACAAGAGTTTGATATTTATGTCTTAACCCGATCCGGAAAACTTAAACAGATTTTTTGGATAAAATCGACGAATGATTATAACCATTATCTTTTCAATTTGCACCATTTTATTGAAAAACAACATTATAGAGATAATGAGCAATGGTACAAGGAAAGAGGCATAAAACAAAAACTTATATTGCTACCGGTACTCATACACGAACAAGTACACGGAATAGCAATAAAGAATTTATCAGATGAAGAATTTAAGTCCCGCTACAAAATAAGTAAGTGGGATTTACTGTTTAATAGGAAGTTTAGCGAATATTAAAGGAGGATTTATGACAGAAACGCTAGAAAAAGAACAGGAACAAACACAGGAAACAGAAAAAGAGAAAGCGGAAGTTAAAAATTTCAATGACGAAATTTACAAAAAACTTAACGAGGAGCTTTTGACAGAAGAAGTAGCAAAAATGATCGCCGAAACGGTAACACAAACTTACGACGCAGACGATCCACTTTCAAGATTTTTTAATGACTACATCAACACAAAAGCCGAAACCGAAGAACAAGAAAAGAATTTGCGTTTAGGTATGGCGGTAGGAATTGTAAGCTATATGGCTTACAGAGAAATTATCGACTTTATAGACAAAAGGGAATTAGCAAAACATATTGTAGGGCATTTAAAGGTAGAGGGAACAATGATTAAAGCTGTTAGAGGAGAACAAACAGCAATAACAATCATTCCTCCGTCGCTAATAGTAGATAACAAACTCGATACAGACGAAAAACTTATCGAATTTGCCAAAGGCTTACCGCCTTTTGAAAATTTTAAAACTTTCGACGGTGTAGAGTTCAAAATCTTAACTGATGAAGAAATGCAAAAAGAATTAAACTTTTTAAAAGAAAAAATGTGCGTAGAAAATGAAGAAGTAGAGGAGGCAGAAGAATGTCAGACAGCACAATAGACAATCAAGCGGTAGGGTTTAAAGAGTTATTACTCACTACAAGAACTATCGACAGCAAAAACCGCCAAGTAAAGCTAGGCAAATGTATTGATTTTGAATTGCAAGAGCTTATGCAAGCGATAAACGAATACAACAAAGGCGGATCTATCAGTATTGATATTAAAATCGGCGTCGAAGAAAAGAACGAGTTAAGCATACAAGCAACCGTTAAGACAACAAAACCAAAAGGCAAAGTACCGTCAAATCCTTATTTTAGAGATCAAAAAGGTAATTTGTATATGGACGATCCAAACCAGCTAAAAATATTTAGCACAAGAACAGTAGTAGATATAAACGAAACACACCATAAAGGAGCAGTAAATGATTAACGAAATTAAAAGAATTTTGCAAAATATTCAAGTGCAAAGACCTGTAAAAGACGAGGCTATAATTTACGGGAATTATACAACAACTAAAAAAGAGGCTTTTTATAATGACGCCGATCGTCGCTATGTCGTAAGAGATTATCTGAAAAACAGCGAAGAAGTATCAACAGTTCAATCTTTTTCGGATTTTATCAAAGAAGAATTAAAAAGACGCAATAAAGAAACCGGTAAATATGCAACAGCTGTTATCAGCAGTCAGGGCGGACATTTTACGGCTGATGATGATTTTCAAAGAGGTAATTGCACATTTAGAAGAAGTTTATCGGAGCAATGGTTAGCATTTAAAAATTGTATTGGCAGATCTTACAGCCACGAAGAATTTTTATTACTAATGCAAAAATTAAGCCCGTCAATCGTAAATTTTGAGGAGCTATACCCTACATTATTAGACATAAGAGTAATTGGCAGAGCTGAAACTGTTTCAAAACCTTTCTATGTAAATGGTGAAACAGAGGAGGGCGTTAAAATTAAGTTTAAAATGCGAGGCGGAGAAGATGAGGACATTATCTTGCCTGATAGTTTTATCGTTAGATTACCTTATGCAAAAGGCAATTACGACAAACTTTATGACGTTGAAGTAAACCTAGTTTATGACAACAGAGGCGGAGTAAGTATTTTAATCCAAGCTCCAAAATTTGAACAAGCAGAAGAACAAGCATTACTAGATGAGGTAAACTTCTTAAAAGAAGAATTAAAACAATATCCCGAATTGCTTGTATTGTTTAACTTCTAAACAGTATTAACAAAATCTTAATAATTGCAAGTTTAGTGTAATTGGTAGCACGACAGCCTCCAAAGCTGTTAGTAAGAGTTCGAGCCTCTTAACTTGTGATTATTTTTTATGGAGAAAAACAATGATAATGAACCAAAAAGGACGAGGAAACGACTTTTTTCAGACACCGCCTTATATTTTTCAACAATTAAACAAAATCTTTAATTTTGAAATAGATATAGCTTGTAATTACGATAATTGCTTATGTATGAATGGTTTTTATCACGATTTAGATCAAGACGCCTTAACCTCGAATTGGGGGGGGTATAGAGCATTTTGTAATCCTCCATTTAGTCAAAAAGCTGAATTTATAAAGAAAGCTCACGACGAAGTTATGAGTGGAAATTGTCCTATTTGCGTAATGATCTTACCAATTTTAGCAATGGACACAATAGCGTGGCACGACTATATTGAGGGCAAGTTTGAGTATGAAGTATTAAAAGGTCGAATATCTTTTATAGATCCGGAAACAGGAAAGCCAAGAGGCGGGAATAATTGCGGGACTGTAATAGTTTATTTTAGAAATCGCATTGAAATAAGGAGATAGAATGGAGATCGAAAATTATTATACTGCTTGCAAAATTATTTTTAATCATTACGGCAAGCAAGCACAAGAACGCCAACTTATACAGGAATTAGGAGAGCTGATTGTAGCAATCACAAAGGGCGATCTTGAAAATATTATCGAAGAAATGGCAGATGTACAAGTTATGATCGACCAGTTCACAATAAATAGTCCATATATGGATAAGAAAATTATAAATATTCAACACGATAAAGCGTTGAGGCAGTTAATGAGAATTAAAAAAGAAAAGGAGAGTAAACTAAATGGAGGAGAAAATAAAAACACTCGAACCACAGGAAGATCGAATAACACTAGAGGAATGGAAAAACCTCACGTTCGACAAGAGGTACAACAAAAACAAGAAAAAAGCAAAAAATAAAATGCAAAAATTATCACGCAAGGCAAATAGGAGAAAATAAAAAAAATGAAAAGAATTTTAAAAATAATTACAAGATTAAACCAAAATAATTTTGAAAAAGATGTTGATTTAACAGTCGTGGACGAAAACGGCAACGATTTACAAGGTCGTATTCATATAGATAAAATCGACGATATTGAATTGTCAAATTATGCAATACGAGAGCAAGAAAACAAAAAATACTATGTTTATAATCCAGCAGAGAGCAAACCAAAGAAAATTTACAACACTTATGCAGAGGCTCTTGAGGACGCAAAATCAGTAGCGAGCAGATACGATCGCTGTAATATTTATGTCCTAGAAATAGTGTCAGAAATCCAAAAAACCGCAGAAATTAGAGAAATTGTAAACGAGTTCGGACAAGTAACTTCGGACAGATATTTAGACTGAATACCATTTTAAACATTGAGGAGAAAGAAAATGACAAAATCAGAAAATTTTACAAGAGAATTGTTTTTTATAAAAGATCAAAAAGTTAGAGAAATTATCAAAAATTTAATCGAAAAATTACCCGATTACTTTTTTAAAGTTGCTGCAAGCTCAACCGGAAAATATCACCCAAATTATGCACTAAGAGAGGGCGGGCTTGTAAGACATACAAAAGCAGCAGTAAGAACAGCGGAGGAACTTTTTAGAATGGAAATGTTCGCTCCTTTATTACCGGATAAAGATTTTATTATCGGAGCATTGATTTTACACGACGGCTTAAAACACGGTGTAGAATATTCAACCTATACAAAGGCGGATCACCCTGTACAAATGGCTAATTTCATAAAAGAACAATGCGAAGATAAAGAAATAGCCGAAAAATTAGCAGATCTTGTCTTAACGCATATGGGACAATGGAATACTGAATGGAACAGCACGGTTGAAATAATGCCGAAACCTAGCACAAAAGCTCAAAATTTTGTGCACTTATGCGACTACATAGCAAGCCGTAAGCAATACGAATTTAATTTCTCGGCATAGGAGGTAAAATGCCGAGCAAAAAGAAAGCTATTAAAACACACTTTCAACGCCGATCTTTAGAAAGGATCGGCGTTTTACTTGATGAAAAAGACTTGATAAAGAAAATCCAAAATAATGAGCTGGAGTTTGTAGAAAAACAGAGCAATAGAGTAACGGTGTTTAGATTTTCTTATCAGGATAAAATTTATCGACTTGTTTACGACAAAACAAGAAAACAGATTATAACGGTTTTATTTGAAAAGGAGAAAGCGTAATGGAAAAATCAGGTTTATGGTCTAAACAAAAGACAGCAGATTTTTTATTTCAAGATGTTATAAATGATCCTCAAAAGAGAAAGGAAAAATTAAATAATTGGATCAACCGTAAAATTATCCCTAAAAATATTACGGGAAAATTCGGAAAAGATGTTTTATTTTTTGAGGACGATCTCAAGAAATGGTTAGAAACGAGAAAAAGGACGGCAGCATAATGACAACTTTTAAAAAAGGCGGTAATAACAAATGGTATTACCGCTTTCAACTTAATGGAAAAGAATATTATCGAGCTTGCAAGGGTGCGACAAACAAAAAAGAGGCTGATATGTACGAGGCTATTGTCAAATCCGAGCTTATGAAAGGTAATTTAGGAATACTGGAAAATAAGAAAAAACCCACCTTTAAGGAGGGTTTAGACATCTACTTGCATTATTCAGAAATCAATAAACGCAGTCATAAAAGCGATTTAAGTATGGCAAAACGCTTAAAATTTTTCTTTGGAAATATTGACTTAACAGAAGTAACTCCGACAATGATCGAGAACTTCAAACAGTATTTAAGATTAGAACTTGAGCTTAAAAACTCTAGTATCAACCGATATTTAGAGGCATTAAGCAAAATGTTCAATCTTTGTATTGCGGACGGATTATTGAGTAAAAACCCGCTGGAAAATGTTAAAAAAATGCTAGAGGAAAATTATAAAATTAGAGTTTTAGCAAAAGAAGAAGAAACAACACTTTTTATATTTTTAGATGAAAGATTAAAACCGATCGTTATTTTTGCTTTAAAAACTGGTGCAAGAAAAAGCGAGATTTTGACTTTAAAATGGCTCAATATTGATTTTAAAGGTAATTATATCGAGCTATTACATACAAAATCAGGTAAAAAGCGTAAAATACCAATCTCAAAAACTTTGAGAGAAATTTTGCTGGAAATCAAGAAAACTAGCACAAGTGAGTATGTTTTTGTAAATCCTCGAACAAACAAACCATATACCGACATTAAAAAGGCGTTTAGAACAGCTCTTAAAAAGGCTGGTATAGAAAACTTTGTTTTTCACGATTTGAGGCATACTTTTGCAACACGCTTAATAGAGAAAGGAGTAGATATTGTTGTGGTTAAAGAACTTTTAGGGCACGCTGATATATCAACGACTATGATATACACTCACAGCGACGCCGTACGCAAACAAAACGCAATCGACATAATAGACGACTACTAGGAGGTGCAATATGGCAAGATATAATTATTATTCTAACTTTGAGATTGTTAGATCTGAATGCAAAACTATTGTAAGCGGTTGGCTTGCTCCTAACGGGAATTTTGAAGAATGTAGTTGGGGCGAGCATACAGATTTAGCTTATGAAATTTTAAAAAAAAATAATTGGTATGAGGAATACAGAAAAAGCCGATATTATTGGCGAGAGTCTGCACAAGATTTTTTAATACGCAGGAAATTTTATATGCTTTTTGATAATCCAAGCAGAAATGAAACAACTCAAAAGATTATATTTAACCCATTTGTTAAACGAACAAAAATACAAATCAATAAAATGTTCGATCTTATTAAAGATAATTATAAATTAACTGAAATAATGACGCAAAAATTATATGAAAGGAGTAAGGTAAATGCTAATTAAAAAAGGACAGAAATTTAAAGTATATGGTGGTAGGGGAAAAGGTAATTATATAGGAGAGGCATACGCAGATTTTGATACAGAAAAAGACGATTGGTATAAAGTTATAACGACGCAACTTGTAATAGGTATAGCAAATGAATGGGAGGCTGGAGAGCAAATCCCTTGTAGGAATGGAATTGATAAGATTGGAGAGATTATTCAAAATGATTAAGCCCCAAATAATAACCCAAAAAAATGCAAAACAAGTTCTTACAAAAGCAAAAGAAAAATTGTGGTATATGGCTATTGATTGCAAAACTGGAAATCCGGTTGATTTAAGAAAACAATGTCAATGCACTTGTAAAGAGCCACAATAATTATGATAAAGAACACCGAAAAGAAACAAGGAAAAAGACATTAAATAAAAAATTACCATTATTTAATAATCAATTATAATCAATTACTATCGTTCGTTATGGTCGGGAAATAATCGGGAAAAAATAAAAAACACGAGTGGAGGGACTCGAACCCCCGACCTTTTCGTTCGTAGCGAAACGCTCTATCCAACTGGGCTACACTCGCATTTAATATTTTATTTAATTGTCAAATTTTATTTTGTGTCCTTTGGTTCGTAGCCAAAAGGAAACGCTCTTATTTTGGTTAGAGGATCAACCTCTTGCCCTTATTTTACTATAATCTTAACTATTTTTGATGTCAAATGATTATTATTGATTTTATACAATTTCAAAATGGTAAGTCGGGAAAAAGTCGGGAAAAATTTTAATGAGCAATTTTTTGATTAAAATTATCCACAAAAAATTTTATTGAGTTATAAAGTAACACAAAGGAGGTAATATGAAAACCGATCAAGAAGTCGAGCAAGAATTAAACCAAGAGATCAAAGACTGGAAAAAATCCAAAAACAAAGAGCCTCTAGTTATCGAGTTCGAGGACGGAGAAAAATTTGTATTCGTCAAAGCTGCATAAAAAAACACCCGCACCAATTAAGGTACGGGTGGTATAGTGTACATACAGCCGAAAGGAGAAAGAAAACTTACACCTTGAAAACTGTTAAAACGTCATTATGTGTTTGAAATGCGTCGCAATGACACCAAGTAGGGGTACTTTTCAGATCCTCTACTCGTCTGATTTTTCGCAATTTTTTTTGTTTAATTAAATTACAAATATGAGCGTGTAGCTCTGTGTTACGTCCTCTACCGTCTTTTAGGTCAAATCCACAACCAAGAACGTGAGAGGATAGATAAAGCGTCTTTTTGCCTTTTAAGATACTATCAATGTTAGATCTTAATCCGCTTTCGTTATATTGTCCGCCCCAATACCAATTATTTATAGTAATGGACGCTCCCCAAGTTTCTCGAATTGTATCGAGATCCGCTAATACATCAGCGTCAAAAAATTGCCAAGATAACTCACCAAATTTATTATAAACGGCTTTGCTTACGAGTTCGTATGCCTTGAAATATTTGCATTTAAACATCTTTTTTGTGCCTCCTCTAAATCCTCAATTCTATGATTAGCAACGTCTATTTTTTCGTCGTCAATGCCTACTTTTTTCTCGAGATCATAAACACGAGTAATAAAATTATTATGTTTTTCCAGCTTTTTATCTTGTTCAGTAAATCTAAAATTTACCAATTCTTTAAAGCCCTCAAGTTTTCCTATATAAATACCGCAAGTTATAAGGTTTACAATTAAACCCGACAAACCTACGAGAATAGCAACAACCGTTGCAATAGCTCCAATATCCAAATTTACCCCCACTTTCCTACTATTTTCTGAAAATTATCTACTGAATGTTTCATAGCCCAACGCCTAAAATCTCCAACATCACCAATAAATAACAACCTCTCAAATATAAAAGTAGAGAAATATCTATCATTATCAATATAGCCGTGATTTTCACATAATACGTCGTGGATCAATGCTGCAATTTTAAACTCGATATTTTCTTTTGAACCAATAACTCGCCATAAAAAACGAGAAATCGACGCACCGTCGTAATCGTAACCGGCTTTTATAGTGAATATATAAGTTTTACCCTTTCGCTTATCAATAAGACATACAGTAACGGTATTTTCCAAAAATAAAGGCTTTTTCTTTGCCTTTTTAATCTCATCTTTTTTCATTACCGTTTTGTTGATATGCTTGTTGCAAATATGCGGAAGTTCAGAAAATCCAACACGACAATTTTTATCGTCGTACCACGTTAAAAACTCTTGACCTCGATAATAAAATTTTGGTAATTTATTGAAACATTCAAAGCACATAACGCCCTCTAATTGTATTTAATAAACCTTTGTATGAGCTCCTCATACTCTTTTTGATCTTTTTCCTTGAAATCATTAAAATATCGATATGTTAATAAAATCAGCTTTTCAGCTGTGTTTAGAGCTTTTACATATCTTTTATTGATTTTTATAATTTCTGTTTCTGATTGATTTTCTTTAGCCTTTTCAGCATAAGAAAAGCCGCCCTCGACGGCTTGACCTATGCTTTCAACGGCTTTTGCAATATCAAAAGCCATAACCCCCTACTCCTCGTCAATTTTATCCACTAAATCAGCAACTACCTTTTCAAGCATTGGTTTAGTTGTGTTAATAACACCGATAAATGCGTCGTCGATCACATTATCAGTAGTTTTAATCACAGTATTAGCAAGATCATAAATAAAATCGATTACATCTTGAGATAATACTCCGGCGTGATTTTCGCAACATTCCAAAATAGCTTTTTCCATTTTCTCATTCATTTTAAATCCTCCTTAAATTACTACATTTTGAATTTGCGAGGGACATAAATGTCCCTAGCAAATCTGCCCAGCCCGAAATACCCGACCAACCCCGCCCTAAAATTAACCAAAAAACGCTTTTTGATAAGCGTTTGTAACTTCTAACTCAAATTTTTGATATTCTGCAAGTGTCATAGCTGGACTTAACCCTTGCAAACTTTGTAGATATTCTTCTGTAAAATCTTGTGTATAATCAGGCTCACGATAGAATATAAAAGCTCCAGCGGGTAAACCCGAAACACTTGCAATAGCTTTATATTGTGGCAATAATGAGATAAAATCAATTTGAGATCCATTTTTTAATGTAGGTTTAAACCTGATATATCCCAATGAAGTAGCGAAAAAGTCTTTTAAAAATGCCTCTTTTCTGATTATTGGCATTTTCTCTCTTGCTACCAATTCCCCAGCCTCAACAAAATAATAATTATTGAAATCGTTTTTTATTTTGTCGTGTTCTTCCTCTGTTATCAATAAATAAGGTTGCGGTACTTCGATATTTTCTGTATATCCATTTCCTACCGCTCCTGTTGTGATGTCATATCTTAATTTAATCATTTCAACAACTCCTCAACTTCTGCAACTGTAAAACCAAGTTGAAAAATCCTAGCGTTAGGATCTTCTTTTTCTTCCTGTAATATCTTTTCGTCCCCATTTTCAATAACCCTTTGATTTACGCCAAGCTCGGTTACTTCGCCCTCAATTACAGCTACATCAAACCAGCTAAAACGATAATCTAAAAGTTTTTTAAGTTCCGCTTTTGTTTCCTCTGGAAACATTGCTAAACAGTTTAAAAAATCCTGTTTCGTGTTAAAAAATTTCGGTAATCCTCTCATTTTTCCTCCTTATGCTAAAACTAACATACCGTCTTTTCGTACTATTGTTGCGTCTAGGGTTTCTCCCTGTTCTACCATTTCAGGCGTTAAATATTTGTCGATTAAATACATTAAATTAGGTGAACCGGTAAAGAACATATAAGCCTTACCGTCATAATAAAATTCAACCGACATACAGTTTGTGCCTTGTTTTTTGCTCGATTTTGTAATTTTGAAATATGATATTTTAATCGGTTTTCCCAACCAGTCTTTAATATCAACTTTTTCGCCTTTTACTTTGCGGAGGTTTTTATCCCTCTCATCACAAATTTTTGAAAAATCTACCATTGCTAACTCCTTTAATTTGTTTAATCCTGTTTTCTCTTTAAAATTCTTACAATTTGCCCACTTTACCCAGCCGTCCATACTCATAATTTTTGATCTAAATGTTTCATACGACATTTGACCGTTTTCGTATAATTCAGCGATTTTTGGTAAAGCTCTTTTATTTCTTTTTGCTGTGCTTTTCCTTAATAGTTTATAACCCGCTGGAAAATGTCGATAACCCATAAAATCAACACCCCTTGAAGTAGGGAAAACATCAGCTCTTTTTAATGTCAAATCTAACTCACGCTTGCAAAATTCGATTATTTTATATTTTGCCTCGTGTAACAGCTTTTTATCATTGCTAAACAGTAAAAAATCATCACAATAGCGTGCATAATCTTTTATTCTTAATTCCTGTTTTGCAAATCTGTCCGTTTTATCTTTATAAAGATTTCCAAAATGCTGTGATAATAAGCTCCCTATTGGAGAGTTTTTACCTCCCCCAATTGCATAAATAATTTTATGCAGCAACCACAATAAATAAGGATCTCCAATTTTTCTTGCAATAACTTTATTAAATAAAATATCGTGATCTATCGACGGATAAAACTTTTTAACATCACATTGCAGACAATATTTATTCCTTTTAACATACTCCATAACCCTATCAGAGGCTTTGTGTATGCCACGCTTTTTAATACAAGCGTATGTATCTTTAATGAGCCAATTTATAACATAGGGCTCTAAAACATTCATTACAGCCAGTTGTATAATCTTATCAGGATTATGAGGGAGTTTATATAAAATTCTTTCTTTTGGCTCATAAATTACTTGCGTCGTATATGGGGACACTTCATAAGTCTGATTTACGAGCATTTCTTGTATTTTCTTGAGATTTTCTTCCTTGTTTTTCTCAAATCTCTTTATATGTCTATGTTTAGATTTTTTCTTTTTAGATTTCTCATAAGCCTTTTCTAAATTCTCCATAGAAACAATTTGTTGCCATAGATTTTTAACCCTTTTTACCATTGTTGTACACCATTTTTTGTAAAAAGCCCTAGCGTTCAATTACTTACTAGCGAGGGCTTTTTGGTTTTCTTCGTATTTTGCCTCACTTCTCAAGGAAGATTTCGACAAGGTTACAAATTCAGCCGAAAAGCGATTGTATGATGATGTCTTTCCGTATCACGCCCCGCCCACCGTTGTTCGCATTCGTCGTCGAACGAGAGTTATTCGCATTGCGAGAACGAGAACCGCACGAGGAGGAATTGTTCCAATTCCCGCCCGCTTTGAGGCAGAGCTTACAACTTGCAACCTATATTTTTTTTGCGACCGCATTCGGTTTCGGTTTCGACTATGCAGCACGCAATGGGAGGCTCACGCCCCGCCCACCGCTGCCCGCACCCGTCGCCGAACGAGAGTAATGCGCATCGCGAGAACGAGAACCGCACGAGGAGGAATGGTCCCAATTCCCGCCCGCCCTGAGGCAGTAAGGTACTCCGTAAGATTGTCCTCGAGCCGCCGAGCCGTCGTAATTGCTAAATCCTGATCCACCCGTCGGAGCTATTTCATCAAGCCATTGCCATAAATAACCGCAACATTCCTCTATAAAATAGCCACTTATCATACGTTTACCAGCAGTATCGGTATGTCCGCCAGCCGTTTTTGGATTAGGAGCAGCTGAACCATAAATCGCAGTTTTTTGATTAGATCCCTCTGCAAAAATCATAAAATCATTATCACTCGCCAGTTTTTTATCAACTAATTGAAAATCCCATTGGTGATTAGGTTGCTGGCGTGTATCAATAACGGTAGCCCCAAAAACAGATGTAGGATTGCCGTCTTTTCCGCCTTGTAAATAAATATCAACCCATTTGTCGATTTTATCTACATAAACCATACCGTTAGGCTCTGACATTGGTCTATGAGTTAAGCACCATACTGAATTAGGAATAATATCCCCCGCATTATAGCCAATAGCT